GTGATGGCCGCACCGTTCGCCTTGGTCAGGTCGATGGGATTGCCGGCGGCGTCGACCACGACCACCGGCTGCGGATACGTGCTGCCATCACCGGTATCGACCCGGTCTGCAGCACCTTGGTTGCGTCACTCATCGGCGGTCACCTCACTTGGCCTTCTTGCCGAGGGCGACGGACACGAACGCCTTCGGGTACTTGACCTGCAGGCCGAGGCGTTCGCGCACGCGGAACGTGATGAGATCGTTCGTGAAATCATCGGAATGCGAGTTGGTGGACTCGGCGCGCAGACCGCCCTTACGGATGACCGCGCCGCCGAGCTTGAACGCGCCGACCAGAGCGGTGCCCTGGGCGATGGCCTCGGTGACCACGGTCTTGAGGCCCCACAGCGGCGGATCCTGCATGATGGTGCCGTTGCCGTACTGGCCGTTGAAGTAGCCGCCGCCGTAGTACTGGCCGTTCGCGTCCTTGGAGAGGCGAATGGCCTCGTAGTCGGCGGGGTTGATGACCAGCGCGTCCGCGCGGAAACCGGTGGCCAGCGCGATCTTGGTGCGGGCCTTGAAGATGCGGTCCGGGTCGGAGTCGGTGTCCTGCACCATCTTCTGGATGTCGCGGGAGAGCAGACCCTTGATGTTCGCATCGGAGCCGTTGCCGGACAGCAGCTGGGTCTCTTCCAGCAGCTGCAGGTTGTAGCGGGCGTGGTTGTTGATTTCGGAGACGATGTAGGAGAGGTCTTCGGCCATGTTGTCGGTGACCTTCCACCAGGCGGCGACCTCCTTGAGGCTGTCGGACTCCCAGCGGGGGGCCGGCAGATGGGTCTGCGGCTTGGCACCGCCCTCGCCCACGGTTTCAGCGCCGCCCTCGAGCGCGCCATAGACGGGGTATTCCACGGTGTTGGCGTTGCCGCTCAGGGTGACGGAGCCGAACAGGTCGGCGACCACGAGCGGACGCTCGTAAGGCCACACGCCGTTCATGTCGATCTGGGTGACGACCGGCTGGTATCCGGTGCCAGCCGTGCCGGTGCCCGCCACGTGCATGTCGGTCGCGGCCTTGAACTCGCTGGAAGCGAACGGGTGCGCCTTGGTGCCGATGACGGTCATGCCGGCCTTCTTCAGCTCCTGCGCGTACAAGTCGCCCAGCGTCTTGGCGGCGGGAGCCGTCTTGGCCTCGGGCTTCACATCGTCCACGTTCAGGTCGTTCACGCCCTTGAACAGGTCGACGCGCTCCTGAAGACGCTTGGCCTCCTCGAAGCGGTTCTTCAGTTCGGTCGCTCATCATCGGTGAGGTTCTCCATGCCCTTGTCGTACAGGGCCTTGACCGCCTTCTTCTCGGCGGCCAGCTTCTCCATGTAACCCATGGATCATCCTTCTATTGGTTGTTTGCCAGCGAGAGGAAGTCGCTGATTTCCTTGGCCCACTGCGGGTCAAAACTCTTTTTCGCCTTGCCGTCGTCCGGCTCGGGCTTGTCCGAATCGTCCGGCGTATCGTCGTCCGGCTCGTCATCGGGCTTGGAATCGTCCGGCTCGTCGTCGGGGGTTTCGGTGATGGAATCAAGCAGTTCGCCCAATGCCTCGTAGGCCGTGCGAATCTTGTCCTCGTTCGCCTTGCTTATGGCCCGGCCGGCCTTGACCTCGAGAACCTCGGCCCCCTGATTGGCGGCGACCTGCACGAGACTGATCTCAAATAGTTTGAGCTGGCGAATCTCCCGGTAGCCGTCCCAAGGGCTCTTCGCCTCCTCGCTTTCGACCCACGCGGTCTTCTCGGCGATGAAACCGATGCTCATCTGGTGGATGAGGCCACGCTTGAGCAGGTCGTAGGCTCGCTTGCCCTCCGCGATGTCGGTGTCGAGCTTCGCGGTGATGAGCAGGCCATGCTCGTCCTCCACGGCGCTCAACGTCTCCCCGATCACATCGTTCGGAGAGCCGTCCTTGTGCTGCCAGTGAATCGGAATGCCCGCGCCGCCCGCCTTGAAGTCAGCGGATAAGGTCTGCTCGAAGGCACCCTTGACGATCACATCGTCGTACAGGTCTTTCTCCCACGTGCTCGCGTAGCCGGAGAACACTCCTCCGCCGCTGTTGTCGGTGGCCTTGAGCTCCTTGAGCTCGTAGCGAGATAATCAAGACTCATCTGAGGTTTCTCCCTTCGTCATCGAGTCCCATGACGCGCGGAAACCGGCGTCATACGTGTAGAGGCGTTTGAATTCGGCGAGCATCTGCTTGCGTTCGGACTCGCGCCCTGCTGCGCGTTCTGCGTCTGTCCGCCGTCCTGCGGGCTGGGCTGACCGCCCTCGCTCACGTTGAGCGGGGTTATCAACTGGTCGCCGCCCGGCAGTTTCGGCCGGTCGAGCAGTTCGCGCGCCTCGTCGGTGGTCATGAACGGACGGCCGGTGGCGGTGGAGAGCGCCTGATACTGGGTCTCCATCGTGCCGCGCAGCTTCGCGTCCAAATTCGCCTTGATGTAGCAGTCCGGTTCGCCCACCGCCTCGGGCAGCGTGAGGTTCAACGCCTCCTCGAACGCCACCAGATACGGCAGCAATTCCACGTTCCACAGCTTTTCCTTGTATGCGGCGATGTTGCTGTTGGTGCCGGTGCGGAAGCCGATGTTTTCTGGGCTGATTTGGAATGCGAGGCACACCTGTTCGTTGATTTTTTCGCGTGCCTCCAAGTCGGCCATGTCCACCGGTTTGAACAGGTTGTCGACGGTGCGGATCTCCATGCCGTCTTTGAATACCGGCCATGTGCCGGCCATGCCGCCGCCTGCAACGTAGTTGCGCAGGCCTTGGGTGAAATCGTCGTAGTCGGCCTGTGACTCCCAGGGCATTTCCTTGGCCGGTACACGTAGGCGGGTATCTGGTAGCCGTTTTCGGCTATCGATTTGCGGTATTTCGCCATCGCCCTTGCCTCCGCGAGCAAGGGGCGCAGCACGTCGGTGATCGGGTCGCCGAGGTTCAGGCCGTCGATGTAGCCGATGTCGAGCATGATTCGCGGATCCGGCAGCCGATAGGTGCCGCCCTTGTTCTCGGCGACGCTGCTGATGGTCACACCTGTCAGCTCGCCGAAACCGTTCGCCGTGAGACTGTATCCGTCCGGGGGGATGCGGCGCAGCGTATTCCCCGTCACCCGCACGATTGCTGCCGAGCGTGCACAACCACCTGTCCTCGAGCAGCATGTCACGGATGAGAGTCGCGTAAAACCTATAGCGGCTCATGCCCGGCAAATCGCTCGGATGGCGGATGAGCTTGGCCAGTGCGCCGTCGCGCACCTCTTCCGCGTCGCCGTCCGCGTTCTTCCGATACACCTTGAGCGGCAGGGAGGCGAGTTGGCGGCTGATGAAGTCCACGACAACGCGGACCGCGTATTCGCGACAGTACATGCCGTTCGCATAGCCGGCGAATTCGGCGTCGGTGGGCCAGCTGATGGCTCGGGCATCGAATCCATGATGGTCGGTGTCTCCGGTTCAGCGTTCTTCATCGCCAGCACGGCCGGGCCGTGCAGCAGATTGTTCAGAAATCCCATCCACGGCTCCTTCGGAAGATGGCTAGAATGTGACTCGCACGTTGTGCGAGGGCTCGTATTTCGGTTTCTCTGGCTCGCCGCTCATCGTCTCGAGCGCGTACAAGGCCTGACTTTCGGCGATGAGGCCGGAAATGTGCAGTTCCGGTCCCACACCTCGACCTCACCCAATCGGCGGGTCACGGCGACGTTCACCTGTTGTTCGATGGCCGGCTGGGGGAGGTGCCGGAGCTTGTTTTCCTTCACCCGGTCGCGGAAACGGCCGGTCGCGGCTCCCAAGCGGAAGCCCTCGATGAGGTGCACCGTCCAACCGGCCTCCGCGAGCGGATCCGCGAAGTCCACCGCCGGGCAGCCCTTGGACTGCACGGCGATTTCATGGATGTTCGGCCATGCCTCGCGAAGCAGCTTCAAGTACTTCGGCACCCAGAGCATGCCGTCACGGCGCACGATCAGTTCGACGTGCGGCAGGCCATCCTCGCGGTAGCCTGCGGCGGCGATATACGTGGTCTCACGGTCGGCGCTGGTGTCCACGGAAAGCACCACGCGCCCGTCATCGGGGATACAGGACTTCGGGTCGATGCCGCGCTTCCACAGCTTCGGATTGATGTACGGCGTGATGTCCGCCGTCACCCACTGGCACAAGACCTCGGTGCGATACGCGGCCTCGGTCATGCCGTTGATGTCAGCCGAGATGCTACGAAAAGTCATCGGCCCATAACCCATGGAGGGGTTCGCCTGACGGATACCGTCAAGGTCATCCAGCTCGCATTTATCCGGAGCCGACCACTCGAAATACCCATAGGATGGGTCGTGCTCCTCGGCCCATTCGTCCGGCGACTGCTTGCCGGTTTCAACCGAAGCGTTCCACGAATCCGCCAGGGCACGTCCCTCGTCGACGACTCGGCGCAGCACGACGCTGCGATAGTCGCCCGCGTTCGAGATACCCCACAACTGACTGGACCAGATGGCCTTCGTGGTCTGACTGACCGCGTTCCAGCCATCGTCGGTGTGCTGCTCTCGCAACTCGTCGAACACGACGCGGCTGGCGCTCTTGGAACGGATGTTCTTGTCGGCGCGCACGATGTACTGCGCCTTGTTCCGGCAGATGATCGCTTCCTCGCCGTGCGAATTGTTGACGCGCTGCACACGTTTTTGCAAAACCGGAACCGCAAGAGCGGCCTCGCCCTCGGAAGCCGGATTCGGATTACACCAGTTCAATACGGCCTGATATGGGGCGCGCGCGTTATCCAACGTCTGCGCGGCACCGACCACGAGAAACTTCCACGCCGGCGACAACTCCGGGTGGCGAGCGGAGTCGACGAACAGCCACCACGCGCACAGTACGCTCATGAGCGTGGTCTTGCCGTTCTGGCGCGCGACCTCGGTGACAACTCGGCGGAACCGGTAGGAGCGTCCGGCAGAAGCTCAAGCCCGTGGATCAGCAGCCATTTCTGCCACGGGAAAAGATGCACGTGGAGAAACTTTTCGGCGAACTCGATGACCGCGTAGCCGTTTGATGTTTCCGGCGTCAGTTCGCGCAGCGGGGGAGTGAATATGCGTGGCGTGGTGATGCCGTGGGCATCGTCGTTGATTTCGCCGATGCCCATGACGCCTCCTAGCTGATTTTCGCCAGATACTCCTCAAGCTCATCCGCCACCGGAGTCGCCTCGGGCTTGGCGGCCTTGCCCCTCGCCGGTTTCGCCGGCTTCTCCTCCTCGGGAACCAGTCCGAGAGCCGCGCAATATTTCAGGAACGTCGGCAGCGAGGTATTGTCGTTCTGCGGCACAGCCGGACGGGTACCCTTTCCCTTCGCTTCGGCGTCCGATATGGCCTGTTCCGCCAATTCGTCCCAATGGTCGATTTTCCATGCAAGGGCCCGGGCGGCGGCGACCGTGGCTGCGTCCTTCGCGCGCAGATGCTTGGCGTTGCGCAGCGAACGCTCCAATGCGTCGGCCACCGTTTCCTGCGGAAACTGTTTCGGCATGGAACCTCCTTCGCGCGTGACCCCGGCCGAATATCGAATATTTTTCGGAGGGAGAGGAAGAGCGGCCATACGGGTCGTGTCCCGGTGGCGGCCGGTTTTGGGATTCTACCGCCCCTCCCGGTGGTTGGTCAGGCGTTGAACGCGTCGATGAACGCGTTGACGCCGTTGGTGAGTCGTCTGGTGAATGACTGACTGTCGACCTTGGGTATGACGACGGTGCGTCCGTCTCCCGAGACCGTTGGTTCGAGGTTGATTGGCAGGTCCACGTCGATCTCGCCTAGGTCGTAGTCGGTGTTGCTGTTGGACAGGCTGGCGCTGATGTGGAGCACGATGGGATAGGTTGCTTCGCGGACCGTTTCGCCGTTGAATGTCTTGACTGGTTCGTCGATGTCCATGAGCGTTGAACCTCCTATGCTGCTCGGATCCATTGGCGTGAGAGTGTGCCGATTGGTGTGGCTGGGTCTTTGTTGCCGCGCAGGTTGTTGCATTGTGTGTGTGATGGGCGGAAGCCTGCGGGGTCGTGTTGCAGGTCTGGTCGTTTGGTGACGGGATAGAAGTGGTCGAGGTTGAAGCTGTCGTCTGTGGTGTTCTGTGGTGCGTCGTAGTCGATGGGCATTCCGCAGAGCCAGCATGGACGGTGTTCGCTCTTGCATTCGAGGAAGAATTTCTTGCGGTCTTTTTCGAATTGGCGTCCGCCTTTGCGGACTTGGCGGCTGTAGCTGACCATGATGCCGTCACCCCGCAATCATTGGAGAATAGGTGTCCCTCGCCTCGGATTCGAACCGAGACTGTATCGGACTTGAATCGGATGCCTCTGCTGGTTGGGCTAGCGAGGGGTTGAAATATCAGGAGTTTTCGGCGTGTTTTGTTGTGCTCTCCTTGCATATCTATAGTAGTTGTGTTACTGTAGATATATCAGCAGAAAGGAGGTATCCGATGAGCCAAAGGATTGGTTTGATGTCATCAACGGCATCATCGCCAACGTCATCGCCGCAGCCGCGCTAGCCATCGCAGTCAAGCGAAGACCGAAGCACAAGAAGTAAAAAAGGTTCCGGCTAGACCTATTAGCCGGAACCTCCCGCCAATCCTATCCCATCGGAGAACGCATCATGAGAACATCACTGATCTTCGGAATCGTCGCCGTGGTATTCGGTGCCGTGGCCTTGGTCGGCGCACTGTCCAGCAGCCGATAGTATCGGGCGGCTTCGGTCTCGCGGCCGGAATCATGGGTCTCGCGGCCGGAATCATCAACGGCAAGGAAGGCAACAATGACGACTGAATACCTCGGCGTCAAACAGGTCGCCGAACGCCTCGGCATCACCAGCGGCGGCCTGCTCAACCTCAAACTCCCCGAACCCGACGCGACCATAGGCCGCACTCGGGGCTGGTTGCCTGAGACCATCGATGAATGGAACGCCCAACGTCCGGGACGTGGTGTCGGCGGAGGAAGGCCACGCAAGAACAAAGCATAGATACGCGAAAACCCAGCCACTTGAGCTGGGTTTTCGACACTTCTGCCACTGCATATTATGGCTTCACCTAACGGATTTTGTCAAATCGGGACCGATGAGCAGCCGGTACACGTCGCAGTAGGCGTATCCATCCGCATGACGGGGCAGTTTGCCGCGCTGCTCCCACGTGGTGATGGTCTTACGGCTGACCTTGAGCCCCGAGACGGCGAATGCCTTGGAGATGTCCGCCGCCGAACCTCGCTCGGAATCATCCCAACACAATGTCTTGAGTCGGCGCAGTTTGACCGTCTGAGCTCGCTGTTCCCTCCCGCAGACCGGGCATGTCACCCACTGGTCTGCTGCCCCAGCGGTGAGCATGGTCTCGCATAGTTCGCAGGTGCCGATTTCGCGGCGTTGCTCTGGCGGGTCCAAAACCGTATCGACCTTGCGGGCAAGGTCGTTGATGACGTGCATGTAGAGGCCGGCGTCCGCGAACGTGGCGAGCCTGGGGTGGCCTGCGCATGCGATGAGCGTGGCCTTCAGATCCTCGTTGCGTTTGTCTTTGCGCCAGTCCAAGGCGTCGATGCCGTCGAGGCAACGCCATAGTTCACGGGCCGTGGCGTCGAGCATGTCGATCAGGTCGAGCACGTCGAGCCTGATTGGAGTCGGGGGAGTGGCGGTCTGGATTCGCGTGGGCGAATGCCCGCCCGGATGCAGGGTCGCGTCCAACGAGTCATGCAACGGCGTGACGTCGCGCGCCAGTCGCAGGAGCGTGCCGGCGAAACGCAGTTCGCACGTCTCGCACAGTGAATATCCCCCTTCGGTTATCGTTTTGCAGTTCTGGCAGTTCACGTTGGCCCCTTCCGGCTGGTCGGCTAGAATAATGTTTGCTTCTCATCGCCCTGGCCGACCATGGTTGGGGCTTTCTCGTATTTGAGCCGGCTGTATGGCATGTTCCATATGCGTTTGAATTCGGCTATCTCCTGCTTCGACAGTTTCGGCCCGCCCCATGGCTTGCCTGGCGGGCGTTCCCGTTTCGGCGGTTTGAACGGTTTGACGCTTATCCGGGCGAGATGACACATGTGCATGGCCAGATACTGGCCGTCCGGTCTGATGCCTGCATCTCCGCAGGTGCTACGGAGCAGCGGGTGGCCGACGGAGGGAAGCCACGTGACGCGGGTCAACGGCCGGCCGAGGATTATCGCCACGGTCAGGTCGTCACCCGCCACACACCCGTAATCCCACGACTCCCACACGGTTTCCCGATCCTCGATGACGTACAGGCCGCACCCCTCGCAGACGGTGACAACGAGGGGACTCGTTTTCGGGATGAACGTGCGCAGCCATGCTGGTTTGCGTTCACGGGCGCGTGGCCTGCTCACTCCTCCATTGCCTTTCTTCTTGCCGCGTCGAACGCGATTCTGATGATGTTCTCCATCCACGCGCCGGGGAGCGTGATGAACTTTCGGGTTTCGGCCATGGCGGCGGCAATCTCCTCTTCGGTGATTTCGCGTGACGCTCCGGCCTTGTATCCTCGTCCCCACGCCCACTGCAGGCCACTGTCGATGTACGACGGGTCACGCTGCTTCTGCGCCTCGATTTCACTGCTGATGATGCTCATTCGTTTCCTCCGTTTCGTTGTTGATTGCCGTTTCGATTCGTATGCACAGGTCGAGCGCCTCCTGCCATCCGGCCTGGTAGCCGATGACGAATGCCTCGGCCGGGCTGTCATTGCCGAGTCCTGCGTCGGCGAGCGCGTTGAGGGCCTGTTGGACGAGATCAATCGGTTCGGCCATGATTCGCCTTCCTGTGCTTATGTTCCTGTTTCCATACGGAGTGGTGCGAAAGGAACATTCCGAGAGTGCCAACCGGCTCCCAGAATTCGGTTCGTGGGTCGTAGCATCACCATTGGCTGCAGATTGGGCAACGGTAGTAGCAGCCGGGGCCGTGCGGGTCGCATCCTGCAAACGCAAGCAGCGGCACGCACATGGATATGGCAATGACCATATTTCCGAAGAACAGTTTGGGGTGTTTCATGGGTTATTCCTTTCCGAGTTGTCGTGTGATTGATTTCCAGATGGTCGCCAGTTCGTTGTCCTTCAAACCGCTGGCATGGCCGCGCTCGTACAGGTCGGCTTCGATTTGACGCAGGTTGTCGGGATGGTTGGCGGCCCGCCCGTAGGCCCAGTCGTGCAGCGTCTGGTTGCGCTGCCCCTCGGGCACTGGGGTCATGTCGGGGCGTGGTTCGCGGCGCGGCTGTTTATCGTCGTCGTCCATGACCTGGGCGAGGCTGAGCCGGATAGGCTCACGCGAAGCCGCGGGCAATTGCGAGCGTTGAGTCGAAGGCCGGAGTTGTTTGGGTTCGGTTCCTTCGATGCCGCCAATGGATTCGACCACCGACAGATCTCACGACTGGCCTCGGGTATGCCATCGTCTCCGGGAAGGTCGCATACGCGGTAGTCGCCCTCGTTCACGGTGCTTCCCGCTCCGATGACGTATCCCTTGCGTTCCACGCGTAAGTCCACGGGAATGCCGTCGGGGTATTCGCTGGTCTTCAGGTGGACGGCGTTCTTCACCTTGCCGCGCAATGCCTCGGGCAGTCGGTAGTAGGCGTGCAGTCCTCCGGAGGGGGTGCGCACGAGATAGGTCGAGGGGAACGCCGGGGTGCCGTACCGGCCCACCTGCCGGTTGAGCACGGTCCACCCGTCGTCGCCACTGGTTTTGCTCATGTCCATGTCGATGACCATGAATCCCGGCGCGGGAACCACCGCATACGCCTCCACGTTGGCGGGCACCTGACTGGTGTCCACATTGGGGTCGAGCGCGAGCTTCTTCCAGTTGAACGCGCTCTTGTCGGGATTGGCCGGCACATAGTCGCACTCGAAACCGAACAATGAGGGCGGCAACTGCGAGTCAAGCTCCAACGGCAACGGAGGCTCGGGGGTTACCGGCGAGCCATCGTCAACTTCCTCAGCCTTGACGGCATGACGGTACACGTCGAACCGTGACTCGTCCTGGACGCGAACAACACGCTTCTGACCACCCCACACTTTCGTGATGCCATTTGCCAGGCCAAGCAATGACATGACGTCGCCCGGTATCGGCTTATGGAATTCGTTACGGTAGGCGTCGCGCGAGGCGACGAGCTGCCCGCACTTTTCCTCGTTGGTCAGAATCTCGGTGATAAGCCAATACATCTCGTCGCTGATGGCACGCGCCGGGCTGAGATTCACCATCTCCGGTTCGTCACCCTGCTCCCACAGGCGGCACGACGCCGCATAGAGCGCCGCAGGATGCTCGCGGATAAACAGCTCGATGGCATGATACTGCTCGTATGAGCGTCCCTCGGACGGGTGCATCTCCACCTTGATGAACCTGCGTTTGTCCGATGGTTCGCTGGAATCGGCGAACGGCATGTTGGTCAGAATCACGATGGTCGCCGTCGGCGTCATCGAATAATACTTGCCTCCCACCACGCGGGCGCTCATCGTCGCCCCGGTGGACAGCGCGCGCAGCAGGGGAAGCATACGCTCGGTCACTTCGCCGGCCTCGTCGTCATAGGCGAACGCCATGCCAGCCATCATGTCGTTCATCGACTCACGATTCAGCGAGAACCCGCTGTCGCAATAACCGGTGGTCTTGAACGCCGGGAACGACTTGCGATCACCCAGCACGCGCTGCACCGCGTTCGACAGCAGCAACGTCTTTCCATCGCCACCATGACCCGACAAAACAAAACTCAACTGCTTGTACGGTTCGAGCCACGGGGTGGCGAACATGCGCAGCAGGTTCGCGCACGACTTACCGTCAACGGTCAGCCATTCGCAGATTCGTTTGGCTTGCTCCACCACTTGGTTGCCCATGTTCCGCGGATCGAACGTCTGGGTCACAGCCATATCGGTGTCGCCCCGAATACAGACCACATGCCCATCCTTGCGATACCACACGCACGGGTCGATGCGCACTCCGCGTTCAACCTGACGGAACCATTGTGCTCGCTTAGCTTCGCGCATGATGGTGCTGCTCACCGCATAGTTGCGGTTCCGGTCGTTGCTGCGCTCGCCGATGTGGTATTCGTCCTCGATGCTTTTGACCGGGTGCCAGCTATTGAGCAGGCGGCGTTCTCCCGGATGGTCTTCGATGTCCGGGTCTCTGCGCCAGAGTCGCTGCTGTGACGGGCAGTAGCGCAGATGGCCTTCCCGGAGTTCCCAAATGGCTTTCTGGTATCCGGCGTGCATGACCAAGGTTTTGCGCGTTTGCCGTTGTCATCACCGTCGGTGATCAGTTGGAGCGATTGCCCGGTGATGGTCATCACGCGGTCGAAATCGTTCGGTGGCGTGAAGGAGAGTTCGAGCAGTTTAAAGCAGCCGGCGTATTTCGCCGGCAGATCCTCAGCCGGGATAGGCCTGTAATCATCGTATTGGCCGGCCATATCTTCCTTCCTTGGATAGCCGGCCCTAACTGTTACGCATTACGCCCTATAAACAAAAAACACACAATATATAGATATATAGGAGAAAACATATTTATTACATGTTTTTTGTAACTGTGTAACTTGTAACGGTTAAGGCCTTGGAATTGTTGGGTTTTGACGGTTACGTTGGTGTGTAACCACTGCGTAACAAGTTACGTAACCGGTTACGTACGGTTACGTAACCGCCCGTGGTTTATCCGCCATGCGGTTACGCCTGTTACGTTGCGGTTACGTTCGAACAAGTCAGAACTCAGGCTCCGGCTGTTGGCCGCCCTGCTGCGACGATTGCCCGACGGCAAGCACCTGTTCCAGGGTGAGACCCATCATGCCCGCGATGTCCTGGGGGGTCTTGCCGATGGCCTTCAGCTGGAGGATCTGCGTCGCCTGCTGCGCAGTCACAGGCTGCGAGGCCGCCTGTGCAGGCTGCTGCGGCGCTGGGGCATAGCTCTGTGTGGTCTGTGGCATGGCGTTGGGCTGCTGGCCGGCGTATGGGTCGGACATCGCCTGTTCCAGACCGGCCTTGTTCGGGTTGCCGGGGGTGATCTGGAAGCTGTAGATCTTCGCGTCGGCGAAGCCTCGCGTCTGGCTTGGCTTGGTCTCGCTGAACGTGATGCGGATGGTGTCGCCGACGCGCGGGAAGTTGCCCACGCCGGCCTGCTGGCTCGCCGCACGAAGATTCGGAATCGAATAGCCCTTGCAGTAGAAGACACGAACTCCGTCGTCGTAGTTGCGCTCCGGGTCGCGCAGACCGGTCTTCAGGTGGATGACGACCTGCGGCTTTGGATTGCCGTTCGGATAGAACAATGGGGCTCCGGTCTGGAAGTCGGTCTGCTGCTGCGCCTCGATTCCGGTGATCTCGCCCTGATGGCTGGTGCCCACCGGGTCGTTCTTGTCGAACAGGCCTGGCGAACCGCCCTGCATCACCGAATCAAGGCTCATCTCCACGGGCGACGCCGCCTGCTGCGGCTGCTGGAAGCCGTTCTGCTGCTGGTATTGGTTCTGGTTTCCGTACATGGTTTCTCATCCTTCGTATGTTGGTTGGAGCAGTTGTTTGAGCGTTTCCCATTTGGCAGGTACGTCCGGGTACATTGAGGCGTTCAACTCCGAGAGTTCGCCCAGTTGGTCGTCTGGCCAGCTGCCGCATTGGAAGCAATGCGATGGCGACGTGGGCAGCGAATGAATCCATGCGTCGCGCACTTCCGGCCCGTCGGCGAGTTCGATGCAGTCCATCAAATTGATGAGCAGTTGGGCGCGGCTCATGGCCCACCGGCCGGGCTTCGGGTCGAACGGGACCTCCCACGCATAGGCGTCGTCGAGACTGGTTTTGTTCCTGGGCAGCATGAAGATGCAGTTGCGCTCGCATTTCTCGCCCGCGTTTTCCAGGCCGATGCCGTAGAGGCTGGCTTGCACTCGGTATTGCTGGCTTGGCCCGCTGGCCTTCGCCGCTCTCATGGTGGTGTCGCCGGTGATCTTCCAATCCACCGTGCTGCGCGTTTTACGGTCGTGCAGGTCGATGCTGCCGTGCAGTTCGGTGCCGCCGTACAGGCCGGACAGGCTACCGACCTTGACGCGCATCTCGGCTTGGAACCGCTTCAGTCGCCTCATGTCGTCGAGGTGTCCCTCGATGAGGTTTTCCGCGTTTATCACGTCGGAGATGGTCTGCTGGTCGGCGTTGAACCATTCCTCGAACCGCGCGTGCACGCAGGTGCCGATGAACGACAGCCATGACGTTTTACGCGATTGGGGCCATCCGGCGAGCTTGGCGGCTAGGCAGTGCAGGCAGTCGGAGCCCAATTCGGACGGGCCTATCTCCGCCTGTTTCTCTCTCGGCTGGTCGCGGATGCCGGTTTCGATCATCATGCGGATCTCCGGCCATAATCTGGGTTCCTCCATCGTGTCCACCCGTGTTTTCGGCGTGACTGGCGGCTTGCCCATGCCGGGTGCCGACTGCGTCATGGGCGGCACGTCGACTGGTATCGCATCACCCTGCTGCTGGGCTTGTGCGACGGCCAATACCGCCTCATTCATGCTCATGGTTCTTCACCTCCTTGAGAAAGTCGTTGATCTGTTTCCTAATGTCCGCCAACGCGGTTCTGCTGAGCCGTGTAATGGCCACCGCCTCGTCCGAATTGTCGAAGCGCAGCGTGTAGGTGCGGTCGCCGTCCTTCGCGATGGTTACCGGCATGCTGCCGAAGGCCATCGAATGCACGGGGAAGCCGGTCTTGCCTTGCGTCTCCAGTTCGCGTATGGCCTTGTGGATGCGTCTGGCGACGGTGAGGCCCAGCTCGTCGAGCTGCTCGGAACGGATGACGTACAGGTCGTCGGTCAGCTCGTTGCCGTCCTCGTCACGCAGGTCATAGTCGGCGATAACGCTTTCCACGATCTGGCGATGCCCAGGCTGGACAGTTCCGCGCTCATGAGACCACCACCATAGGCTTGCCGCTCATCGCGTAATCGGCCACCGCGTCCGCCGACAGCAGTTTCTCCAACTGGCTGAGCGGCCGCGGCCGCAACTGGTAGGCTCCGGGATACTTGGTGGCCGGATAGGCTTTTTCGAACGTGCCGGCGTTGATGCGGCGCGCGCCCGGCTTGACTTGCACCTTCAGATTGCCGGCCTGGTAGGTGCCGACAGGATGCGAGTCGAGGATACGGGCCTTCAGCTCGTCGACCTCCTCCTGACGGGACGCGATCTCGGCCTGCAGTTCGACGATGCGCGCCGCCTGCGCGGCGAACAATCCTTGGCGCAATTCCCCGTCCGGGTTCACGGCCTCCGTGGTTTCAATGGTTGACGTGTCATTCGCAGTCATTTGATGTGCCTTTCACGATGATTTGGGCGTAGGTGGGATACCACGCCGTCTGATGCTTGGTCTGGTTCGTGTGCCGGTTGCAGCAGGTGACCGCCTCGTCCAGTCCGGTGGGCTTGCCGAGCGGCCCGCATGTCCTGCAACGCGGCATCCAAAGACGTTTATCGGGCATCCTGCCTGTCCTTGGAGGTGAGTCGCAGTCCGGCGATGATGTCCGCCGAAGCGTCCGGGTTGCGCAGCAGCTTCGACACGGCCGCACCCTCCTTGACGGTCAGTTGGGCGACGGCGATGGCCGACGTGACGGCCGTATGCTGCTCGTCGGTGAGTATGATCTTGTCGGACAGCAACAGTTTGGTGGCTTTGTCGATGAACGTGCTGGCCGCGTTCGTGATGCCGTTCGCCGGCGGCACCAAAGCCGCCAGTTCGAAACTCAGATCCTCGTCCGCTATCAGCGCCTGCTGCACCAGACGGGGTTCGTTGATCGGCTTGCTCATGATTGTTCTCCTTGCTTGTTCGGCTCCCATTCGGGGAGCGGCTTGATTCGGATATAGAGATGTGGCTCGTACTCATGCCCGCAACACGTGTATGGGTCGCCGCTCTTGCGTTTCCGGTATTTGCCTTTGGCTCCGTACACCCACAGGTCGGGCATGCGCTTGCTGGCATGCGATTCGACGACCTGCGCGTCGTCCACGTAGCGACGCCGTTCAGGGAGTCCAAAACCAGCTTCAAAAGGTTGTCGAGATCCGGACGGCCGCGATGGCTCATCCAGAATTCGGCCTCCAACCTGACCGGGCACTGGTATGGTTTCGCCTGCGGGTATTTGAGCCTGAATTCGGCGAACAGGCGTTCCTCCGCCCTGACGGTGCGTTTCGGTGTCATCGCGTGCCCGTTGTAGACGCGGGGCCTGCCCTTCGGCACCGGGTCGCCCGGCAAGCAGAGCGTGAACTCACTTGGCTGTTCCATCGCCGCCCCACTTCAACAGGATTCCCACGAACATGAGCGGCAGGATGACCGCCAATGCGAGCGAGCCGGTTATCATCCACTGCGGCGTACCCACCGGACTGGGGATGCGACTATGCGTGCCGGCGAAACCGACCAGCAACCCTCGAAGAACGTGAGAGCCAGTAATACGGCCGATTTCTGCCCGTCCGTTAACCTCGGCCGGGGTCGGCGCATACGCTTCTTTTGCGCAATGCTTCGATGCTCATTCCGCAACCTCCTTGCGCCTGCGTTGGATGGCGCGCAGCAGGGTCAGCGACTGGCTGAGGATCATCGACGCTCGAACGCCAACTGGTTCTCACCCAGGTCGAACAGGTACTGTTCGAGCGAACCTGCAGCGTCATGCACGTCACTGGCCACATCGACGGCGTGCTGCCACTGATCGACCGGATGGAACAATCTTTCCTCCACGGTGTCCTTGTCCGGATCGCACACCGGACAATCGCACTTGCCGGTTTCCGGCTGGCGCGTCTCCTCGTCCAACTCCTTCTCCAACTCAGCCTCTCCTCCCTCAAGCAGCCGCTCCATGAGCTCCTTGAATGACATTCCCTTCGGGATCTCGACGCCGATGGCGTGGATTCCGGTAATCTTGTGTCCTGACATCACTTGTTTTCCTTTCAATGTGATTGGTGATGTTGGTGCCGGCGTGAACCTTGGACAGTGCGACGCCGGCACCTCTTCCTTTTCTCCCGGTTTTGAATCCGGGAAACCCTTATTCGCCGTAGACCAGCTCCTTGCGGCTTATCGCGCACCGCCGGTCCCGGTAGTCGATGACCTCCTGTGGATTCCAAACGAGCCTGCGGCCTACGCGTTTCGGCGCGGGCGGATACCGGCCTCCCCACTTGTCGTGGCACGACCACACGTAGAGACTGCCTTCGAGACACCAAGGAAGCTCGCCACCTTGGCGATCGGCCAGCCGTCAAGAGACGATTCGATTTGACTACCGGCCATCACGCACCCGCTTCCAAGTCAAGGGGAGTGCAGCCCAGATACTTCTGGATGAGGTACTGCTGGCCCTTGGGCGTGACCTTCGTCGTGAAGTTCAACGACACATGACCATCCGAATGGGCGATCGATGTTTCCTTGACCTCGAACAAACCCAGTTCCATGCTCTTCTGCGTCGCATGTTCGGATTCCCGTTGCGCTTCATCAGGAAACCGTCCTCACGCAATTGCTTGAACAACCGGTTCTGGCCGGTCTTCACGCCGTTCTGTTTGAGGATCTTCGCCAATTCGCCGATCAGAATGCTCCTCTTGCTCGTGGCCACCGCGTCCGCGAACAACACCTTCGGCTTCTGCTCGTCCAACTGCTTCCGTTGTTCTTCGATGGTCTTCTGCGCGATGAGCACCGCGCGCGCCATCGTCTCCTCCGGGGTCTCGCCCTGGGGAATGTAACCGCCGGTACGACGGATCTGGGGCACTACCTCGTCGAACAGCCAATGCTCGAACTCGACCGCGCTGGTGAGCTTGCTGCTGGCGATGAGGCGGTACACGTCGCCTTCGGTGAGGAACACGGCCTGTTGGGTGCGGCCGAGGCTGTCGGTGATGGGGTAGCGATTCGCGACCCCATCGATATGACGGCAGTGCTTCCTGATTGCGTCGTTGGTGTTGCTGTATCCGAGTGCGGTGGCGACGTGCTTCGCGCAGAACAGCACCGTCCCGTTCCCGGTGGTCACCGTGGCGACCGGGTTGCCCCTGAACTCGAAGGGCTGTACATTGGATTCAGTCATTTTGGACCTTCTTTCAATCTGACATTCGCCGCCGCTCCAATCGGCGGCATTTTTTTGTGGCTAGAATCTGAGCCATGTGGAAATGGCTGGCGGACAACTGGATGGGATTGACGGCGTTGCTGCTGTCCTTCGACGCGGAACGACGCCTGTACCTCTCGACCGATTGGGGAGTGGATAAGACGGATGGGGACGGTGGATACTGCGCAACAACGGGTGGCTCACCGAACGAGACATTCGGGTGACGCCGACTGGCGGCGCTATCGTCGAATACCGTGGAGCCTCCAAGCTCAAGCGCCATGAGTCCGGCACCGTCATCGTCGCGATGGTCGAGACCTCGAAATCGAGAGACATCCGCGTATCCTCGCGAAGAATCCTGTTCCGGCATTCCCGGATCCTGTCCCTATAGACCCCGGCCCGACATCCACGGGCTCGAGCCACGGAGACAGAAATCGATGTCTTCCTTGTCGCAGACGACGAGTCCCGTGTATTCGACCCAGCATTTGCCGTCATCAAACACGCGAACCGTCATCGGGTGGCCGTCCAACCATCTGACACGATCCATGTCGATGCTGAGAATACGAATCAGCGCACGGGCCCTCTCACGTTCCGCGCCGCCAAGCCGGTAGGTCCTAACCATCACGCCACCGCCTTTTGATCGTCCAGAATGAACTGGTTGTTGAGGAAGTCGCTGGGCTGATATCCGGTGAAGTTGGCGAAGGCCTCGATGTCCGTGAGGGACAGGTCGACTTTGCCGTTGATTCTGCGTGAGACCACGTCCACCGACTGGCTGGTTTGTTTCGCGTAGTCCGCGACGCTGATTTTCCGTGCGGCCATCACTGCTCTGATTCGAGCCGCCGCTTGTTCGCTGAGCTTTGTCACGGTTGCCTCCTTTTGTGTTCCGTGTTTGAGCGATGGCTACAGTATGCACGCAATTGCGAGCGTATACAAATTACGGCGTGTCGCAATTGCGTGCAACTTAAAGGATTTGCACTACTAAGAAAATTAACGTCGCGCGTGTTCGTGCAATTACGCGCTATTATGAAGCTATGGGAAGTAACAAGATTGGTGTCAGCGATTTCGCGCTGACGGTAAGCGCCGCCATCAGAGCGCAAATGGGAATACGCCGCATCTCCAACAGGGAAATCGCGAAACTCATCGACCGAGGCGCGACCTACGTCAACTCCCGAATCAAAGACGAAAACGAATGGGCCCTCGGCGACATCGAAAAACTCTGCGAACTCTGGAACATGACACCATGCGAACTCATCGAATCCGTCAACACCGAGCAGTCTCGTGTGGCTGAAACCCTCAACAAGCTCAAACGCGGCGACCTCGACATCGCCGCCTACGAGGACGAGCACAAATACGACGGGGACGGGGACGAGCCGGCGTGAGCGTTCACGCTTGAAACTCTAAATAGGTTCAAACCGTTGGAAACATTGGCCTCCCATCATTGTACACCACTACAAAATGATAGGAACAGAGAGATGAGGACAAATGGATAAAGAAGCCATCAAACGATACGCCAACGACCTCGACGCCATCGCCAACAATGAGGATGACGTGGAATTCTGGTACGCCAGAAGAGTAAGTGGGTGATTCGATGACGCTGCCATTGTCGCCGCGCATGAGCTACGGGCAGATGCGCATGGCATTGTACGACGTTGCACCAGACCTGCATGTGGCCAGCGCGTGGCTTCCTGGCAAACTCGACGGCATATACTGCCTCGCCACCAACACCGTGCTCATCGACCGGCGCATCACCTACACGCGCAAACGCTGCGCCCTCGTCCACGAACTCGTCCACTGGCAACACGGCGACGACACCAGCAACGGCTGCCGCGGCGGCAAACTCGAACAACGATGCAGACACGAGACCGCGATACTGCTTATCAACCCGGCCGAATACGCTTTGGCCGAACGTATGTATGACGGCAACCCGTACCAGATAGCCGCCGAGCTCAATGTCACCATCCAAATCATCCAGGATTATCGACAGTGGCTACATGACAACGTGACTGTATAGGAAGAGGATGAAATGAAGAAAACGATTACACTTCTATGTTGTATGGCTATGGTTGTGTCCTTGGCCTCTTGCGGGGAACCCGCGCCATTGACTGAAGGACATGCCCTTACCGCATGTAAACGTCAAGCGAAAATCGAAGCGCCCAAAGGTTTTTACTACAAGCTCAGCAATGTGGATATAACCGATAATGATGATGGAACTATTCGCGTTATCTTCAACGATGCAACGGTTAATCAGTCTGTAGTCCAGACGGTCGTGTGTGACGTTGGAGGAACAAATGACCGGCCGTCGATACTGACATTTGGAGATATTCGCGGATTGAACAACGAGTCAGACAAGCAGGACACGAGTGAGCAACTAAAACAGCAGTCCGGAGAGAAATCTGGAGAGACGGCTTTTCTTTCCGCAACTGTAAAGATCATCGATGGTGATATTCAGATAAACACGAGCGGCAAAGTTGAATATAGTCCGCTGATTACCGTTTATTCCGTTACTGGCGATGAAGCCTCGTTCCTCCCGCTCGGGAATGATGCTAATACCATCGTGAAAGCAGACGGAAGCAAAACATCGATTTCTTCTTCCGACTACACATGGAAGTATGACCAAAAAGGTGATGCAACATTCAGTATCAGCCTTAACCCTGCCGAATATATGGGGATAAGTGACCCTATCGACAGAGTGGAGTTGGCCGCATATATGAGGTCAGCAAAACGCACAATAGGCAAAAACATCGTATTGAATTTCGATTAGAAAGAATTGCCCTATCGGTCTTGCACACCGATAGGGCGGTTGAAGAATCCAGCTAGTTCAAGAAAGGAGGACGCTTCGCCTACCTATCATAGCCGATAGGCTGGCGGAGCTATACCCGAAATGTCAGAAGAACGCGAGTGTGCTGCCGAAGTAGTTTCCGCGCTCCTGCGGGGTAAACTCCAGGGACAGCAGATGGTATTCCGGGTCGTCGGGATCCGGCCCCTCGTCCATGAATCCGAATCGTGTGAACAGGTCCATGCTGGGCTTGTTGCGCGGATCCACCTGGGTGAGCACGAGTGGCGTGCGGTTGAAACGCCAGGCATCGTCACGCAGGCGCACGATAACCGAGGAGAGCAGAGTGTCTCCGAGATGTGTGCCACGCACCTTCAAAGCGGTGGCGATATACGAGATCTGGTAGACGCCCTCATGCTCATCGGTCGTTTCCACGCTACGCCGTATTCGCAGAAGCCGACCACGTCATCATGCAGGGGAATATCTCCGGATACGACAAGAAGCGTGCGCATGATCCCCTTCGGGGTCTTGCGCACGCTGAGGTCACGTATGTAGCGTTGCGGGTCCATCGCCCATTCGGGGCCTCCAGGTTCACAGCACAGGAACTGCCTGAGGGCCGTCTGATGGTCTCTGGAGCATTCGCGCTCAATGACGAGCTTCAGACCCATCGATGGTTTCCTTCCGGGCCTTTGCCCTGCGTTCCATGTAATGGCGGGCGCTGCGGGTCAGCTTCATCCATTTCTCGTCCACGGCGTTGCGTGGCTTGCCGTCCTCGGGCGGCACGTATGCCGGAATCGGCTTCACGCCGGTATCGGTCATGGTCATGGCCGTCTCCTTTCCGATTTTGGCGTAAAGAGAATATTTTATTAATTTCCCTGTTATCCGTCAAATCTCATTAAAACACATTAATACCAGTTAAAACACGTTAAAACCGAAAACAAGTATGAGCGAGTGAAAAAATCATGGCGAACATCACCAGATACAGGACGGCCAAAGGCGAAAACAGGTATCGAGTCCGCTATCGGAAACCCGACGGCACGCAAACCGACAAGAGGGGCTTCCGCCGCAAGATTGACGCGGAGACGTGGGCTGCGGAACACGTCACCATAGCCAAGGCCACCGGCAGCTACATCGACCCGGAAGGCGGCAAACAACGCATAGGCACGCTGCATGACCAGTGGATTGCCGAAAAGAAGCCGTTTTGGAAGGCGACTTCGGGTTCCAACATGGACAGCGCATGGAAATGCCACTGCGAGGCCAAATGGGCAGAACGGCAGATAGGCAGCATCACACACGCCGAAGTCCAGGCATGGGTCGGAAGCATAATCGATAAGTCCGGCGCACCATCCGTCAGCCGCCCATACCAGATCATGCAGGGCATATGCAGCATGGCGGTGCGGGACAAGCTCATCTCCTCCAACCCGTGCGACGGCATCGAACTGCCGAGACTCCCCAAACGCAAGGATCGCCGCATCTACCTGACCATTACCAGACTGCTGGCACTCGCCAACGAAGCGTCGAACTGCCGGAAGCTGGGAGAGGAGCGCCGGGCGCTCATACTGCTATTGGGCTTCTGCGGGCTGAGATGGGGCGAAGCGGCCGGATTACAAAGACGCGATCTCGACTTCGACGCCGGCATACTGCACGTGCGCCGCAACCTCGTATACGTCAACGCCAAATGGGCCGAGGGCACCCCGAAGAACCACGAACGCCGTGACGTGCCCATGCCCCGCATAGTCATGGACGCGCTCAAACCGATATGCGAGCAACGCGAACACGAGGAGCGCGTGTTCCGTGACGTGCGTGGAGGCCCTATCCGCAAGCAGAGCCTCGCCCGCGAGACGGGATGGTGGACGCACACGCTCACCCGTCTGGGCTGGAAGCGGGACGATTGGCCGGTGCCTCACGACCTGCGTCACACCGCCGCCTCGTTGGCCGTGCATGCGGGCGCGAACGTCAAGGCCCTGCAGAGGATGCTGGGCCACAAGAACGCGAGCATGACGTTGGACGTGTACGCGGATCTGTTCGACAGCGACCTTATGGACGTGGCCGTATGCTCGATGCCGCCGTGCAGGTGGAGACGGGCGTGGAAGAATGTGGGCAAAATGTGGGCAAAAACGTTTTGAAGCCCGTCTGAAACCCTCAGAAACGTTGGAATCACGCCATTCCTGCGAATGGTGGTTCTTCAGCAAGTTGAAGGACGCACTGAGCTGAGAGCGGATGCGTTCTTGGCCTCCCCTCTGGAGGGAGCCAAGTCTGTTACTTTAGCAGGGAGCGGCACATGGAGCGGTATTCGTTGACGTAGCCGCCGCCGAAGAAGACGCAGTGGCCGGCGATGGGGTAGAGCTGCCAGAGC